GCAGATACAATCGGAACGTTCGCCTCAACTGCGAGACCCCTAAGTTCTTCTGCGATTGCTTTGATGTATGAGTAGGAATTGACATTAGAATTTCCTCTATACCTACTAGAAGCACATATGTTTAGATAATCTATGAATATTATATCAGGCCTAAATGATTTCTTCAAGGCAAGTTCATTTAATAATGACTTAAAATGTCCTGAATGTGCTGATGCAGTAGGATACTCTTTAACAATTAATGTACCCTGTGTCTTTTTAGCAAGAGCACTTACCTTACTCTCAAACATTGGTTTAGGTAAATCAGTAATCTCTTGGATATTAATATTCAAAAGATTTGCATCAATCCTTTCCGCAATCTTTTCCTCTGCCATCTCAAGAGTGATATACAATACATTATGTCCATTGACGAGACTGGATCCAGCCATGTGACACATAAACAAAGACTTACCAACACCTGTACCAGCAAGAGCGATATTAAGAGTCTTATTAGGAATACCACCCTTAGTAATCTTGTTAAAATATTCCAAGTCGAACGGTATCTTATCCTCCTTCTTGTGATAACTCTCGTATCGTGCTTCGTAATCTTGGAAATAGTCATGTCCTACATTGTTATCAAAGGAAACTGCTAAGGCATCTGAAAGAATACTTGGTATTGCATCTCTTCCTCTTTTATCATCTTGTCCATCAGCGAGTTTTATAGACTCCATTAATGCCATATAAATGGCACGATCTCTACACCATTTTTCACTAGTATTAACTAACCACTCTTCATCAGAAGGAGAATCATCCAAGACTCCTATCAATTCTTTTATGTTCTTATATGATTCCTCATTAACATCGTTACGTTTTTCTACTTCAATATAGAGTGCTTCCTTAGAAGGAAGTTGATCATACTCTTCAATGAATGAAGATACTTCCTCAAAAACAATCTTCTGAGAAAGTTGCTCAAAATAATCTCCTTTAATAAAAGGAATGACTTTACGAGCATAGTCTTCATTATGAAGGAGACTTCTTAAAACTAGAAGTTCAACATTATCCATAGTGTAGATAGGTGCTCATGATATATTTGGGGTTGCTTATAGTAGCTTGCCCTGCGTGTGGATATTCCCACGTTGGTGGAAATATTATAGCATACCCTAAGGTAGGTCTGAATGATAATCCCTGTTGAGGGAACACAGTTTGTCCTCCAACAGGAACAGAATTCAAATAGAATAGCATAGAAAGGCAACGTTTAGCACTAGCATAATCGCTGACATCTACATGTTCATCAAAACGATCTTTACCACCAACACAATACTTCTTAATCCTAAACTCTTCAAAGAATCTAGCAGGTGGAAGATATTCTGTTGCTGGTACATCGTGCTTATAGAGTTCTAAAACATCTAAAGCATATTTTGAAAGTGTTGGTACTATCTTAGCATGATGCTGATTTAAATTCAACTGTGTGAAAGTAGGTTTAGCCTCATTGTCCACACGTTCATGATGTTCAACATCTTCTTCAAATAATTTTATCAGTGCCTCACAGAGTTCATCTGGTAATGCACCATCATAATCACGCACCATAACTATATTCCTTCTTAGCACATTCGTCTAAAGCTTGCATCACTTCAGGCGTAAAATACTTTTCAGGATTTTCATAAATGTTCTTTGGATACACCTTTGCTTCTCCAATCTGGAAGCGGTTTCCAGTTTTTGTAAAGACTCCATATTTCTCTCCCAATCCGAGTAAACCATAGTAGGAGTCAAGTCCCGATTTATAGGAGAGTCTGAGTTCGACACGTTTGTTTTCTTTACTTAACCTTGATTTGTGAGTCTCCGCCTTGATAATATTTCCGACGACTTCCGTTCCATCCTTATCCTTTTTCTTTCCGAGATAAATGATTGTACTCGCTGCGTACTTGAGGCCGCTACCTCCGCCCATTTCTTTAGTTGGTATGTAAGCTCCGACAACATCGTAAGTGTGATTAGTGACTAACATTGGTATTTTAAGCTTACCAAGCTTTAATGTCAAGATCCTAAAGATTGATTTAACAATCTGTGCTCGTGTCATGTCACGAGTTTCCTTACCAGCACTGGCATCCTCAATTTCTTTAGTAGTACTCAACATTCCAAGAGAGTCAAGAACAAACATCATTGGAGGACGTTCTTCTTCTTTCCCTAACTTATCTAGTATTTTAATACTTTGTTCACGAAATTCCTGAACAGTTGTCACAGGAACAATAATCATACGAGAAGAATCTATACCTCTCTCTTCAATCATCTGTTTGGTTATCGCTGACTCAGATTCAAAATAGATAACACCAGCTTCAGGATTATTGTCCAAGAAAGACTTGACAATGCTAAGAACAAAGAAAGTTTTACCCGTGCTTGACTCCCCCGCAATCGCTGTAATCTTGTTCGCAGGGATACCCCCACGAATCGAACCCGATACCAATGCATTAAAGAGGTAACAGCCAGTATCGATAAAAGAATCACAGTCACCTGCTGCAACACCGTCACTAACGACTGAAGCATACTCATTGTCAATCTCCTTTACAATAGATTTTAAGAAGTCCATGTTAAATACCTAATAGTTTCTTTTGGCGTTCAAAGTATCCATGCAGGATCCAGGAACTACTGTTCATTTTGTCGTCCCCACCGACACCCCAAGCAAATTGTACATTTGGATGGTTGTCATACTTATCAATTTCTGGCGTATTATCTTTTCCACGGTCACCACCATTGGCAAAGACTACCGTTTGTGCTATCTCCAAGCATTTTGCGATTGCTCCACACGCACTATCATCTTCATCATTCCAGGAGATAACTGCATCTACCATATCAAGATGTCTGATGATCTCGGCTCTTTCCTTCCATGATTGAAAGTACTGTCCTTTCTTACGTGTCAACCACTCTTCAGTGTTGATACCAACCACAAGATAATTAGAGAGATCTTTTGCTCTCTTAAAGTATGATATATGTCCACTGTGGATTGGATCAAACCCACCAGTAACTAAACTCACTTTCTCAAAAAACATTAAGCAGTAACCTCCTTCTTTCTAATTCTATCATTTTTTACCTCTCTCAACAAATGGTAAAGTCTAGTATCTCCACCCAATGCTAAAGCATTGACTATGGTTGATAGATCTTTATCGTTAATAGGTAATTCCATTAGGAAAAAAATGCCTCTAAGTTTGCAGTTTTCTCTGTCCTCCATCCAATAGAGTTCAGAATAATTCGGAGTGGCTCTAAAAATGACTTATCAAATTGTAAGTCACGATCAATGTATTTGTCCAGCCCCAATTCCTTGGGGAAGTCCTGAATAAATGATATCACATTTTCGTGAATGGGGTTAGGTTTTGCCAAATAACAGAACTTGATTTTCTCACCATTCTGAATAAGTGAATACTTATGATCCAACTTATTCTGCTTAACATAATAATTATAGAGAAGAGCACCTCGGCAATGTATTGGAGTACCCTTCTCATAAATCGTGCTCACAGCTTTATACTTCTCCACATCCGAAACCGAACGTGGAAAAGATATCTCTTCTGGTGGCAATGACTTAAACTTTGTACGACAGTTATCAATAAAATTAATAACTTCGTCTTCCGTGCCTGTCATCATAAGGTTAAAAGCATCCTTTAACATTTGACGACAGGGAGCAGGGGTTGAAGACTTTACTGCTTCAATTCCCATTACCTTTAATTTAGGACTCTCGTAGCGTACCCCCTCGCTATCCCACACGTTAAGTATGTATCTCTTTTTTGCAGTCCATATTCCACGATCAGCAATGTTCTCCCTCTTCATAAACATCTTCTGATCATATGCATTTACATAAGTCGCCAATTCCTCATAGGATTTGTCAATAAAGGGTTCCAGTTTGTCTTGGCAAATCTTGTCAAGTAAATTGACAACCTTAGTTTTATCATCAATCTTATGACTAAAAAATTTATCCACAAGAGGTCCGAAATTGATGTATATTGAATCAGTATCAGATGCAATAACATAATCTATATCTTTTGAATTTAACAATTTATTTAGATATTGATTCATTCTATTCTCAATCCATCTAATTGAGACTTGTCCTGAGAGTGTAATTGCTTCTGCGTTTTCTAGTTTATAATACCTGAAGTAATTGTTACCGATAGCACCATAAGCACTATTAAGTTGTATCTTCTTTGCCATCTGAATGTTATTACATCTGGCAATCTCTTTAGTAAGTTTATTAGAGGGATTCTTTTCATACTCCTGCTTTGCTTGAAGCATCTTCTTCTTGAAGATAACTCTCTCACTGTATATCTT